AAGTTATTGCTATCACGATGGCGGACAAACTTGTGCCTGTCCCACCTGTCGAAGATGATCCCTTCACTGCCAACCCACTCGCCTTGAACAAAACGCTTGAACGATACCCCTGTAAACTCGTTCAATGAATCAAGGTATTCTTTGGGCAAGAAAAAGTTATCAGCCGACTTTGTTTGAATCACCTTGCATTCCTTTGCTATTCGATGACCCTGAGCCAATCCGAACTTCTCTGCAAGGAAGTGGGTGGGTGATGCGGGGTTGCAAGCCATGTACAGTTGGTTTGATAAGCCCTCAACCGTCACGCGGATTCTACCCATGAGTTGTGTGAAATCGTCCCTCGTAATCTCAACCGCCTCATCAATCGCAACACCTGTTAGTGAGTAACTGCCAATCTTTTCTACCTGATCCAATCCAAAGTAAACTATTTCCCCGCCACCCTTGATACGAATGATCTTCTCGCTTTTGTTGTGTTCGTAAGAACCAAGCGGAAGCACAGGCGGGTTCATGCCATCGGCTTCAAGTAGCGTTCTCAATGTCGTTGCCTTCAATGTCACAAGGTGCTTCCTGCACAATCCTTCTCTTGCACCAACAACCGAAGCCCTTGCCAACAATTTGAAACACAGGCTTCTCGACTTGCCCGCAGCAAACGCCCCTGAGTATAAAACGCAGCGTTCGGTTGCGTGCAAGAACTCGTCTTGCTTTGGCAGGAGTTGGTGTTCAATCTGTTTCATCCATTTACAATTCTTGCCTTTGCAATCTCCACATACTCGGCTTCGCGTTCAACACCGACAAATCCAAACCCTTCTGCTTTTGCAGCGATGCCTGTTGTACCACTACCCATGAATGGGTCGAGTACAACACCGCTTGGTGGTGTTACCAATCTGCATAGGTACTGCATCAATGCAAGCGGCTTAACTGTTGGGTGGTTGTTTTGTGCGGGCTGTGTTCTCCACCTTTCTGAAACATCGTCAAGGTTGCCATCTCTATCACTTCCCGCCAGACCCGCCCTGCGTTTTTTGTCTAATTTTTCACACCCTGCGTTCCTTTCTTTCTTGTTCGCTTTTGGGCAATAGAAGAATCGTGCGGCAGAACCAGAATCACCGTATCCTTCAAAGGTTGATGACCTTCCTGCATCAAACATCCCTTTATCATCCCTGTCCCAAGTCCCTTGTCTTTTGGTGATTGTTATTTGACCGCTTGCACTCTTACTATCGGGAAACAACCCCACCACTTCATCGCTTCCATCATGAATGAAGTTGGCGGGGAATCTGCCTTTGGTACTTATTATCACTTCGCTACCCTTCTTTTCTGCTGTCTGTTTTATCCGTTCGCCCTGTTTTCCATGAAATGTTGTACCGTTTTTGTCCGCGTTGTATTTGTATTGTGGATTCGTCCCCACCCGACACCCATCAACATTGATGCCACCTGTTCCCCATCGCAAAACATTCTTTGCAATCGTCTTTTCACTCAACGGTTTCCTTGCCATGACAATCGGTTCGTGTGCGGGTTTGAGTGCAGTACCCCACCCTTCGTGTTCGGTGTTGCCTTTTGTTATGTCGATTGACTTTCTACTAGCACTTACACCCACTCCCAATTTATCTAGCCCATGTATTTCTTTTGTATTTTTTCCCAAATCTCTAAAATCTTTTTCGTTTTCTGATACACCAACCACCTCCCTATCATTCCCCTGCAACTTGTCAACCGCCTTGCCGATGTTCAATGACTTTGGGAATCCTGAACCGTACACCCACATGATTTGGTCGCGTATCTCAAAGCCCGCATCTTCGATATTCACCGCCATCCTGTGATATGTTCTTGCACCTGCAAAAGATAGAAGATGACCGCCATGCTTCAACACACGCAAGCACTCACGCCAAACTTCAACGCTTGGCACATCATAGTCCCATCGCTTGCCCATGAAACTCAAACCATAGGGCGGGTCAGTCACGATAGAATCAATGGAATTGTCATCTAAGGTTTTCAAGACATCAAGGCAATCGCCGTTTTGAATATCAATCATTTTCATCCGCCCTCTTGAATACCACTGTCAAGCCACCATCGGAATCGCCTGTGATCCTGTCTGCAACCTTGCCTTCGATTCGTTCAAGTATCTCACGAACGAATTGATAGTTCCCACTCAACGCTTGTTTCAGGATTTGTTCGGCTAGGATTTCCGCGACCTTCCTGCCGCCGTGTTCTTTTTCGAGTGCTTGTTCGATCAGGGTTGTAATCCGCTTTCCCCTCGGCGCACCCTTGGGATTCTTCACTTCTCCCTTCTTGATCTGGTATTCATTGCCCTGAATAAACTTGCCTTCACTGTCCCTGTTTTCATCAGCCATCAAGCACCGCCTTCTCACCTGTAAGATTTTCCCAACGCTTAACAACCACATCACAATACAAAGGGTCAATCTCCATGCCGAAGCACTTGCGGTTGAGTTGTTCGCAAGCAATGAGTGTTGTACCACTTCCCAAGAATGGGTCGAGAATAGAACCAACACACCACCCCACAATTTCTGCAATCAACTCGACTGGCTTCTGTGTTGGGTGCAGTTTGTTTCCTGTTCTTCTTGCTTCAACAAAATCAGTGGGTCTTTCTTTTGCCCATCTGTGGTTCTTGCCAGAATAGAACACAATCAATTCTGTTTGCCTTGCGTGTTCGTGTTCCAAGTCACCCATTGACCAATTGTTCTTCACCCACACAATGACGCTTTTCGGCTTTGGTATTGAAGCAAGATTCTCCCATCTGCAGAAAATGTATTTTGAGAACACAGAATCGGTTTCACAGGCAATCTTCAACAGCGATTCATTTCCGTCACCGTCAATTTTTCGGTGCTTAACTTTTCTGTGATTGCTCTGAAAAGCCATTCCATAAGGCGGGTCAGTCACAACGGATTCAATCTTCCCACCATCCATCAATCGGGCAACATCCGCTTCACTTGTCGAATCACCACAGAGCAAGCGGTGCTTTGATTTCAGTTTCAATTTACCCACAAGGACAATCCTTCATCTTCTTGCCTTCATCATAATCGTACCGCTTCCCGCAGTCATCGCATTCATAATACGCACCAAGCAACCACAAGTCGCCAACTTGCGTGATGGCTTCCTCTGGTAACTCTGGCACTTCATCTTCTTCGATGTCATCAGCCGTCTTGCCAATCATGTCATCAATCTCTTGTTCACTGAACCCCGCGACCAACTCATCGAAGCCCTCGTCATTGCGTAACGCTTCAAGAGTTTCGGCAAGTGCATCATCGTCCCACGCAGCCAACTCAGCCGTCCGATTGTCTGCAATGGCATAAGCGGCAGCCGATGACCCCGCCAAGTCAGTTTCGACTACCGCTATCTTATCCCATCCAAGATCAACAGCAGCCGCAAGCGTACCATTGCCCGCAACCACCTTGCCCCCTGTGTTCACAACAATCGGCTTCTGTTGTCCAAACTCCTGCAATGATCGCTTGATGGCTTCAATGTTCTTGGCATCGTGTGACCTTGCGTTCCTTGGGTCTTGCGTAAGTTCCGCAACCCCACGCTTCTCAATTTCCATATTGCACCTCTACTTGTTTACTTATTTATCCATCCAAAAAGTTGTTTGAATGCTGCCATTACAAATCTGTGGCATACAACTCCTGCAACAAACGCCATCGCTAAATACATCAAATCTCGTTCAATCATTATTCGTTCTCCAAATCTTTCGCTATCTTTCCAATTCTCAAAACATCCTTGACAGTGGTATACGACCACGCAAGGCTTATCGCACCTGTACCAATCAACACAGGAATCATGAGCCAACTCAAAAAGTTCGCTATTGCATAATTCAAAACCACCAAACAAATCCCAATCACGATTGCCCTGCCACCTATCATCGGTAGCCCAATCGCTTTCGTGAATACCAAAGCCAATATCCCAACCAGTGTCGAAATAGCACCAAGCCAACTCAGGACTGATAATTCGTTCATCGCCAACGGTGGACTCCCAACCGTTTCCATCACTGAACCTATCGGGTTCGAACTCGTTGGCATTGGCGGAAACAGTGCAGAACAACCAAACAATAACAGCGAACCAAGTAGTATTGTGTACCATTTTATTTTACCCATTGCGGAATATCCAACTCAAAGTCAAAGGTATCATTCCTGCAACTGCGCCGAACGCGGCGGCGGTTGCCTTGGCTTGCCAACGCAGCACAGTCAAGTGTTTATCCATTTTGCTCAATCGCTTTTCAACGTCATCAACTCGCTCGGTCAATGTTTCAAGTTGAAACAATACAAGTTTCTGGTATTGCGACCAACCGTTTTGATTTGGTGGGGGCTTAGTTGTCATGGGTTTATCTCGATGCTCCGTCTTTCGCTCGG